AAAGATTGGTAGAGCATTTGCTCCGCATTATATACAATGCGTTATTATTGCGAGTTAGAGTAGTGGTTACTCGATGGTCTCATAAGCCATACAGGTCGGTTCAATTCCGGCACTCGCTATACCAAACATATTTGGGCCTATAGTTCAATAGTAGAACATCTGGCTTTTAACCAGTCGACCTAGGAGCGTTACCTAGTGGGCCTACCAAATTGCTCTGAAAGCATTGCTGGCGATGCGCTGGATTTGTAACCCAGATAAGTGAGTTCGATTCTCGCTCGGAGCTCCAAATTAGTGGTGGATAGCACTCTAGGTGAGGGCGCTTGACTGTTAATCAAGATTGAGGTCGGTTCGAATCCGACTCCACCAGCCAAATTGACTCTTAGACAAATTGGTAAAGTCACCTGACTTTGACTCAGGAATTTCCAGGTTCGACTCCTGGAGGGTCAGCCATTTTAATGGCGGTTATCGTATAATGGTTAATACTGTGGGTTGTGATCCCATCAATTTCAGTTCAATTCTGAATAATCGCCCCAACAATACCCTTCTGGTGTAATGGAAGCATAGCGGTCTTCGAAACCGTTAGGTGGGAGTTCGAATCTCTCGGAGGGTGCCAATTAAAAAGGAGGCAAAGTTATGAGTCATACATTATTACTGAATGCAGATGCACAACCATTGTCTCTGCTCCCACTTTCCACTGTAACGTGGAAGGACGCTATTCGTCTAACTTTTCTTGATAAGGTTCGTGTGATTGAAGATTATGAAGATTGGGAAGTACACTCTGCTTCTCAATCATTCAAAGTACCATCAATCGTTATGGTTAAGAGTTATGTGAAGAGAGCGAATAACATTTCATTGACAAGAAACAATCTTTATTTAAGAGATTCTTACACTTGTCAATATTGTGGTGAAGATCATTCACACCACGATTTAACATACGATCATGTTCTTCCAAGATCAAAAGGTGGAAAAACTGAGTGGGAAAATATTGTTGCTTCTTGTAAGCCGTGTAATAGCAAGAAATCAAATAAGATAATTGAACCGCTTAATATTCCATATGTTCCGTCATACTGGGATTTAATCAAGAAGAGAACAGAAATACCTATCATTATCAGACACTATTCTTGGGAAAGATTTCTTGATCCAAAGATGAATGTTCAATTGATAGAACCAACAAAATAGGAAGATTGGCAGAATGGTAACGCAGCTCCCTGCTAAGGAGTACAACCGAAAGGTTGCATAGGTTCGAATCCTATATCTTCCGCCAAACAATCTCGCTGTAGTCTAATTGGATAGGCAACACTCTTCTAAAGTGTCATTATGGGGGTTCGAATCCCTCCAGCGAGGCCAATGCAATGCCTCTATAGGTTAACGGTAAACCAGCGGGTTTATACTCCGTAGCAACAGATAATTGGCTGATACTGGTTCGAATCCAGTTAGAGGCACCAATCATATAAATAAAACGTGTTATGCGTAGTGTTTCTATAGGAGAACTATATGGAAATAAACTATGCGTTAAATACATTGTACTTTCTGTTTTCTGCTGTCCTCGTAATGTGGATGGCCGCAGGATTTACAATGTTAGAAGCAGGATCTGTAAGATCTAAAAATGTTACAGAGATCCTGATTAAGAATGTTGCACTATATAGTGTAGCAAGTTTAACATTCTTGTTAGTTGGATATGAGTTAATGTATGACGGATGGCAACCCCCGGTCGATCATTCATTAATGTCAGATTTCTTCTTTCAAGCAGTGTTTGTAGCAACAGCAATGAGTGTAGTATCAGGTGCAGTTGCTGAAAGGAAAAAGCTATGGTCATTCCTTGCTTTCTCTGCAATCTTTACAGCGGTGATTTATCCGTATCAAGGAGCGTGGAGTTGGGGTGGCGGATGGTTAAGTCAGATGGGATTCTTTGATTTTGCGGGATCAGGAATTGTTCATATGGCGGGAGCGGCAGCAGCGTTAGCAGCTGTTCTTTTGATTGGACCTAGACTAGATAAGTATGATGAAGATGGCAACCCTCGGCCTATTCACGGTTCTAACACAGCGCAAATGACGTTAGGCACACTTATTCTTTGGATGGGGTGGTTTGGATTTAATGGCGGTTCACAACTAGCTATCGATGGTATTGTAAATGCGAATGCTGTTTCACAAATATTCGTAAATACTAATACAGCGGCAGCAGCGGGACTACTTACTGCAATGTTGTACTCCAAGATTTGGTTGAAGAAAACTATCTTGAATGTTACACTAAACGGAGCGTTAGCTGGACTTGTAGTTATTACTGCTGATCCTCTAACACCATCGCCAGAAGTCGCAATGATGTATGGTGCGCTCGGTGGATTGATTGTACCTATTTCAATGGCATTGCTTGAGAAATGGGGAATTGATGATCCAGTCGGAGCAATTTCTGTTCACGGTGTTGCAGGTATCATTGGATTGATGCTTGTACCAATTCTAAATGCTGATGCTACAATAGTAGCGCAAGCGGTTGGAGTTGGAGCAATCTTCGGATTTGTATTCTTTAGTTCGTTTATTGTTTGGTATCTACTAAAACAAACAATCGGAATCAGAGTTGGAGAGAAGGAGGAATTGGGTGGTTCAGATATGTGGGAGACTGGCGCAAAAGCCTATCCTGAATTTATGAAGCACTAATTTCAATATCACTACGCATAACACATTCTTATATCCCTATAAAAACTTCCTACTGTACTTTCTCCAAATCTTTTGCTATTATATACGTGTTGATTGATTTTAAGGAGAAAAAAATGACAGTATTTACCGAAGCACAAAAAGCGATTCTTACAGAAGCAAACTATTGGTTCCAGCAGGGCTGTTCTTACAATATCATTGGTTCTAATCCATTCACTGGACTCCCTACTCCAAGCCAGAAAGCAACAGAGTCTTTCAAGATGTATCATAAACTTACTGACCAAGTTCTTGAAGAATCGGGTGCTGAACTTTGGGAAATTATTGAAGTGATGGGAGCGTAAACAATGACATATCCTTATACACTATTCTTCACTAAACTATTTAATAATGGTTTTCTTGTTGATCTGGAACTAGAAGAGTCTCTTCCAGTAGTCTCTAAAGAGTATGCCGAAGGCTGGATTGATGGTGTTAATGAGAACAAGGAATTGCTTGGTTATGAAATTACCAACTACTCTATTGTTTAGATATTTTTCAGAAAAAATATAGACTTTTTCTGAAAAAAGTGTTGACATTGACCAATGGTTATTGTATAATGTCTTTGTTGATTGAGTTTTATTGAAAAAAAAGAGGAAATTATATTATGGCGTTTATTACTGCAAAAGAAGTTAAGTCAATTCGAAATGCATTGAAAAAAGAGTTCGGCAAGACTATCAAGTTCTCCGTGACAAAACACCACTGTTCTGCTGTGAATATCAAGGTGATGGAGTCCTCTGTTCTTGATTTTAACGAGAATCCAGAGTATGACTACCATACAAATCGTCACGTTTCTCCTTATATGAGTTCACACGAAAAGATCAAAGAAGTGTTTGAGCGTGTTGAAAAGATTGCGAAAATGGCTCCTGGTCAAGAGGGTGGACGTGAGTGGTTCGATAAGTCTGATATTATGACTGACTACTTCCACACTGCCTACTACATTTTCACCAGTGTTGGAAAGTGGGACAAGCCATTCAAGTTTACTGGATAGATTATTAGTGAAAAAAGTGTTGACATTGACCGAAGGTTATTGTATAATGTCTTTGTTGATTGAGTTTTTATTGAAAAAAAAGTGAGAAAATTATGAAGAAAATTACTGAAATGACCCGCCCTGTTGTGAGAGCAATGAGACCTGAAATTGAAGCCGCTCTAGCCGAATTCGCAAAGTCTACTGGACTTGAGATTGAACTTGGTAATGGCTTGTTCTCTTCTACAGAAGTCACCTTCAAAGTGACAGCGAAACTTGCTGGTGCTGAATCTAAAGAAGAGAAAGCCCTTTCTCTTTTCGGATACAAGCCAGGACAAATTGTGAGTATCCAAGGTCGAAAGATGAAACTTGTTGGATATAAGAGTCGTAACCGCAAGTATCCATTCATTGTGAAGGAAATGGGTGCCGCTGGGAATGGCCAGATTTACAAAGTTTCAGAGAGTATGATTGTTGCTTAAATTACAGGACTAAATATGTTAAAGAAAAGTTTGATTGTTATTGGGTCAGTTGCGTTAGTAGCAATTCTATTAACGCTTCCATTGATGTTGTTATGGAATTGGTTAATGCCAGTTATTTTTGGATTACCTGAAATTACATTCTTTCAAGCTATGGGTTTGATGATGTTGTCAAGTATTTTGTTTAAGTCAACTAGTACATCTAGTTAAAGTTATTCGACTATAAATAGTTGTAACAGCGTAAAGTTATGTTGAAAGGTGCGTTGGACGGGAGTTCGATTCTCCCCAGCTCCACCAAAAACACATTCGAATGTAGGCTTCAAGCCTTGTGGCAATTGTCCTAGAGTGTGTTTTTGATGGGGCTGACAAGGTATCGACAAGGTATACGGACAATATAATCGCTCGACCAAATTATACACATTTGTCGTAAAACTGAGTATAAATAATTGTAGACGGCAAAACGCAATCTATGGTAGGTAAAGTTGGTGCTTGGTTCAAGAATCTTGTTCCTGCAAACGATGGAGCCTATGCTCTAGCAGCTTAAACTGCTAGTGGGGTTTTTGGTAGTTCTTCCTTATTATCCAAAGGACTACCCCAGTTTAAAAAACCGAAACGGTTCGAAAATGCGTAAGAGACCAAGAGCATAAAAGCCAAGAGTACAGTCCAGCATTGGAGTTAAGGGGAGCCAGCACGAATTAAAAACTCGACCCCCATTGGAAGTTTTCGGTGCTTCCGTTGAATTTATAATGAGAGATTGCCGATAGGGATCTCAAGTGAAGGACGCTCAGATGAGCATTTTTACAAATCTCGCTTAATAAAGGAGAATGATTATGACATTTCATAATGTACCGGACTTTACACCGTTCACGAAAATGAGTGTAGGTCTAAACTCACTGTTTGATGATTTAGTATCAAACGTCAATAACGCTGGTGATAACTATCCACCATATAATATCATTCGTGATAATGATAATTTCAGTATCGTATTTGCGGTAGCTGGATTCAATATGGATGAGATCAATATCACTTTAGAATATAATAAACTTACCATCACAGGATCTAAAGATCGTGAAATGGATGGTTTAGTTCGTGATGAAAACTATCTCTATAGAGGACTATCATTTAGAAACTTTTCTAAAACGTTCACTCTCGGAGATCATATTGAAGTAGATTCAGCCTCACTGAATAATGGTCTATTGACTATCAACCTTGTGAAAGATATTCCAGAGGAACTTCAACCTCGAAGAATTGAAATTCAATCAACGGAAGCTCCACTACTAGAGGAGTCATAAGGGAGGAACACCGTGCCCACGGGTGTAAACGTGGGCGTTTTATTCAAGGATGAATGATGATCTATACACTATGTAAGACTTTTTGTGGTAAGTGTCACGAAAACAGTAAGACAGCAGACAAATGTTGCTTTATTCGTCTATTTTGGTACTTTATGGAAATGATCACAATGATTGCCATTATAGCAAACGCTATACATCAGTGGTAACATAAATATATAGATCAATATCAAATGGAGTCAAGAATGTCTGATAATCAAGTTGCAGCCGCAGGGATTGTGAGTGTATTAATGGTGATGATTATGTTATTGTTCAAAATGAATATTGCACACGCAGAAGAAAAAGAAATCAAACCTGTTCGTCCGAAAGAGGTTATTATTCAAGAGAGTTATCAAAAGAAATTACCAAAAGAAAAACGATATAATTTAGATTGTAAACCTGATATGGATATCTTTCATCAACCGAGTTGTATTATTGTCTAAGGAATAACACTATGTTTCATTTAGTATGTGTCAATAGAGGTGATGGTAAGTGGGCTTTAGGGCAGTGGGGTCAACCACTATTCACTAAAGAAAGATGTGAAGAACTTGTGAAAAAATATGCTACAGGACCACAAAAATGAGTTGACTTTTTGTTGTGATTGAAGTATAATTGAACTTGTAAAATTTGTTAATGTAAATGATGGAGAAAATATATAATGTCTAATGTTATTATGCCGACAAATCCCAAGGATTTGAAAAAGATCAATAATGCTCTTGAAGAGATTTCTAAGAGTAAAACACGTATGGAAGCTGAACGTGAATTGGTTAAAGATACCGTACAGATGATCAATGATGAATTTGATATTCCTAAACGTCTTGTACGGCAGTTAGCGAACGTTTTTCACGCTCGTAACTATGTTGAAGAGGTAGCCGCTCAAGAGGACTTCCAGACGGCGTTTGAGAGCCTTACAACAGTCAATAGAGGACTTGCTCCACCGGAGGACGACTAATGGCCAATGATGTTGTAATTTTCGATTTTGAGACTCTACACACAGTCCCCGAAACTGTAGTATTAAGTCTTGGTATGATTGTTGTTGATAGTCAGAAAGACTATACATTTCAAGAATTGATCGATAGTGGAATGCATATCAAGATTGATGTTAAATCACAAGTCAAACTTGGGAGAAAGATTGGTAGTGATACTTTAGCTTGGTGGAAGAAACAAGGTAAGTCTGCATCATACATTATAGATCCTTCTAATGATGATATTGATATTACTGATATGATTCCAGCAATGAGAAAGTTTCTCAAAGATAATGGATATGACTATCACAATCATCTAGTATATTCACGAGGTAGTCATTTTGATTTTCCTATTCTAGATGATATTGCACGATCATTGTGGGAGAAAAATCCACTTAATCATTGGAATGTGAGGGATATCAGAACTGTGATTGATACAATGCTAGGTACTACACGTGGTAAGATCGATCTAAAAGATCATAAAGACTTTGTTGCTCATAACGCATTGCACGATTCAGCAATGGATTTTCTTAGAATTAGAAAGTGTATTGAAATGATTGAGGATGCTTACGATGAGTGATTTACAAGATTGTCCATTTTGTTTTCAAGCAAATATGTTTGAAGATGGATCAGATCCAGAGAACATTATTTGGAAAGGTAATTATTGCTATGTGAAGTATGATGGATACCCTGTCACCCCATATCACGCTCTAATCATTCCATACGCTCACGTAGGCGATTATTTTGCGCTATCTGAACGTGAACGTCAAGAAATGGATAAGGCTCTCTTCTGGACTTCTACGTATCTTGAGTCCCTAGATTCAACTATCTCTTCATTTAATATGGGTATTAATAATGGTACGGCAGCTGGACAAACAATTCCACATTGTCATATTCATTTGATCCCTAGACGTATTGGAGATATGAAAGATCCAAAGGGTGGAGTCAGAGGAGTCATTCCAGAGAAGCAGAAATACTGATTTATTTTTTAGTTTCCTTTAGAATCAGTAGGTTGTAGACCACGGAAGTCCTTGACATTCGTGGTCTTTTTTTATATAATATACGTGTTGATTGAGTTTGATTGTTTTTAAGGAGATATATTATGATTGAAGTTATGTTTCTTGCCGCTATTGCTGGTATTGCCCTTGCCGCTCTGTTGGAGCGTTTCGAATCTTCTGTTGAGGTATCTTATGCTTGAGATCAAAAAGAGACCAACTAGAAAGTCATACTATCATATTGTTGTTAATGGTAAATATGTTGGTGAGATTATGAAGAGTGGTTCTGTTTGGTGGACCACGGTTAGTGGACGTACACTTCGTCATCACGGAGAGCATCCTAAGACTCTTAAAGAAGCAAAATGGTGTGTTGGGGAAGCAGTTGGCGTTCAAGTTTATCCATTAAGATGTGACTCTGTTTGGGGTCAGTTACGATGAACGGATTCTTATTAATTTTATCTATCAGCGCATCAATAATTACAATGCAAATTCTATTGACACTGTGAATATCTTCTGTTATCATATACGTGTTGATTGAGAGAATATATGATGAATAAAATTTTTGAGAGTATTGAAAAAGAAGTTGTTGGGATCGAAATGGATGGCTATGATTTAGCGTCCATTTTTACTGAGCATCTTGAAGAATTTGGAGTTGAAGTTAGTATCCATTCTATTGAAGAGATTCCTTCTGGATTCGCCTCTTCCAATGGTTACTTCAATTCCTTTGAGTGGGAAGAAGAGATCAATATTGAACTTGCTCTATTGGTTCACGATGAAGAAGAAGAACAGACTATAAATAAAGAGAGTTGGGAATTCCTTCGCCATCAAGTACAAGCGACTATAGAACACGAAATGATCCATAGAGAACAAATCCAAAAACGTAATGGGTTGGTTAGTATGCCACTTTACGAAAAGGGTATGACTGAAAAGCAAAAGCGCATTATCTATCTGAGTGATCCAGATGAGATTGAAGCGTATGCCAATGATGTTTGTTTAGATCTTCGTAGAACTTATACTTGCTATGGTGCGGTACTTAAACTTCAAGAGTATGGAAAAATTAAAAAAGAAGATTCTCCAATCCTTCACGAATATGTTACTCTCTTCGGTCCTCGTAGTGAGATCGTCAAGAGCATTGTGAAGAAAGCAGTAAAAACTTTGAGTAATTAGTATTGACAATAGGGAGATAATTTGTTATAATGGCTAAAAATAAACAAACACAAGTGGCAATGATTATAGAAAGAAAGGTGAGAACAGGATTATCATATCTTGAAGCTATCACTGAGTATTGTGAGGAGTATAGTGTAGAGCCAGAGAAGATTTGTAAGTTTATTAATGATTCGTTAAGATCTAAATTAGAAGTTGAATGTGAGGAAAATAATCTACTACCAAAAACGAGTAGACTGCCTATGTAATGACACCATTTGAAGTTTATAAATTATATATAGGAATCAAATCACATTTTACATCAGAATATGATTTCTCAAAATATAAGGGTGGTGTAACAACATCATTTAAAAGATTTGAGAGTAGAAGAGATAGATACTTTTTTGAAAAGTTATTAAAGAAGTATACAAAAGCTGAGATCATTCAATTTTTTGTTGCTAATTTTGCTGAAGATGAAGATTTGTGGATTGGTGATCTTGTTCTGAATATGGAATCAGAGTTAAGATATATTGATTGGAAGAAAAGAATACAGAGTTTGACATATGTATTTTCAGAGGATATAGATAATGTTATAGAGTTTTTAAACTCAAGAGATATGAAATTTGATGATTTGTTTCAAGTGAAAGCTAATGAGCATCCCATCTTATTTAGATTCTTATTAGAAGAAATGATCTCTCTAGAGACTTTTATAATATTGAATGAGATATTAAACTTCTTCGATCAATTTGATCGAGATATAGATGAAGATTATGTATGGTCAGCTTGGAAGGATCGTTGTAATAACTACAACACATTTATGAATTTTGATATAAAAAAGTTTAAGAAAATATTAGTTGATAAAATAAGGAGAATGTAATGTGATAGAGTTGAATGATTTAGATGAAACTGAAATTGATAAGTGTTCTGATATCAAACAAATCAAACGTGAAGGTAATATGATTAATCTATCATATGAAGTGAATGGAATCTTGTTTGTGAAGAATTTGAATTATCGAAGTAGTATGGATGCTATAACAGATTTTAATTATATTGAAGATCTAGCAGTTGCTTGTGAGAAGTCTGTTGAATTATTAGTGGAGGAATCATATGGCCCAGGTTGTTGATCCATTGAATGATGAAATCTCATCTGTAGAATTGTTACCTAATGAACAGAGCGATCTTGTTGTAGTAAATGCGGCAAGAGTATCAATGCATAAATTTCATAGAGAGATTGAAGATAAAGATACTGGTCTAATTAACTATCTTGCTAAACATAAACATTGGACTCCGTTTAGTCACGTTCAATATGTTGTAAAGCGAGAAATGACAGTAAATGATTTTGCTACTTGGGTTATTAAGACACAAGCAAATCAGTTTGAACGTGTGATGTTGAAGTATCCGCACGATACTAGTAATTATGTGATGTTTCTTGAACGTGGATCTCTATTCGCATTCTTAGAGAATGGTATTGTAACTGATAAGATGAAGGAGTGTAATCCTCTTAGTGTTGAAGCATTCAATATGACTAATGTTGCTACTCATCCTCGTATCACTGATATGACATTTGATGAAGCTATCGATTCATATGGTATTGGTCATAGTGATATTCGCAGACTACTAACAGCACAATTTCGTATCAAGATGCCGATCTTCGTAGCAAGACAATGGTACAAGCATCAGATGGGATTTACTCGAAATGAAGTTAGTAGGCGTTATGTATCTGATTCACCAGAGTTCTATCTTCCAGCTACTTGGAGAGCAAAACCAGAAGGATCAGTGAAGCAAGGTAGTGCTGAATATGATGCTAATATTGATTTGGATATGTTAGGGTGGATTGATTCATATAATATGGATGTAGAAGATATCTATGAAGCAATGATCAGTGACTATAATGTAGCGCCTGAGATGGTGCGTATGCTACTACCACAGTCTATGTATACTGAGTTCATTGAAACAGCGTCACTGGCCGCATATGACCGTCTAATTGATCTTAGAAAGGATGGTCACGCTCAAGTTGAAATTCAGAATTATGCGTTAGCAATTGAGGAGTGTTTTAATGAATGATAGACTACATAGTGATGAAGAATGTTATGTGAAGATTCAAGCTATTAGATATGTAATGAAGGATCTTCACAAAAGCATAGAAGATCATTGTACTGGTCTTGATGTTAATTATAAGTTTGATACAATGAACCAATTAATTGACGAATTATGTTACGAATTTTCAAAAAAAGATTCTTGACATTATAAATAAAACGTGTTATAATGGTTGCTTGTAAACATTGTAACTTAACTCGAACTTGCCGAAAGGGAGTTCATATTTTTATAAACCTTAAGGGAGAAATGAAATGACAGAAGAAGTAAAAACTGAACAGCAAACTATTACTATTGATGGTAAAGAGTATGTTTTTGATGATCTAAATGATGAGGCGAAAGGCGCTGTAGTACAGTTGATGGATATTAATCAATCTATTCAACGTGCCCAGGCACAAGTCGCTCAATTTGAAATGGCCCGTTCTGGTTTTAATACTGTACTTGCAAATGCTCTAGCAGAAGATGATGGAGAGGAAGCAGGTGTAGAGATTGATACTGGAACTACCAATTAGTAAATAGTTTGTAGAGACTCTTCGGAGTCTCTACAAGGAGCCGAACCTTGTATAAAAAATCAGGCAACAACAATTTAAAACCGCATATAAGGAGAAGTGTTTATGGCAAGTTTTTCAGCCCTAAAAAAGCGTTCTAGTTCTAGAGCGAATATCAATAAACTAAAATCAATGGTCGAGGAAGCAGGTGGCGAGAAGAAAGCAACCTACGGAGACGATAGATTTTGGAAACCCGATGTAGACAAGTCAGGTAATGGATACGCAGTAATTCGTTTCCTTCCAGTTACCGATGAAGATAAGTCTCCATTTGTTCAAACATACAATCACGGCTTTCAAGACAAAGGTGGATGGTACATTGAAGAATGTCCAACTACTCTAGGTAAGGGTCACCCTTGCCCAGTGTGTGAGTCTAATGGCGAATACTGGAATTCTGGTATTGAAGCTAATAAAGATATCGCACGTAAGCGTAAACGCCGTATGTCGTATGTCTCTAACATTTACGTAGTTAGTGATCCAAAGCATCCAGAGAATGAAGGTAAGGTATTCCTTTATCGCTATGGTATGAAGATCTTCAACAAGATTAAAGATCAGATGTTTCCTGAGTTTCAAGATGAGACTCCAATGGATCCATTTGACTTTTGGGAAGGCGCAAACTTCAAGTTGAAGATTCGTAACTTTGAAGGATATCGCAATTACGATAAGTCAGAGTTTGAAGCATCTACGGAACTTGATGAAGATGTTGCTAAGGATCTATGGGAAAATGATAAGATCTATGATCTTGAAGAGTTCCTTGATCCATCTAAGTTCAAGTCATATGATGATCTCAAGGCTAAGTTTAATCGTGTAGTGGCGGCCGCTCCTACGCAAAAACGTCCAACAGCCGAGCAGACTTTTGACACTCTTGAGACTGCTGACGATATTCCGTTTGATGTTTCGGACAAGAAACCTGCTGCTTCACCATCCGCTTCCAGTGATGCTGGTGAGGATGATACAATGAGTTATTTTGAGAAGCTAGCAGAGGATTAATCTTCATTAGATTACTATAGTCCTATCGGGGGAGTCATTCGACTCCCCTTTTTATTGGGCGTGCAAAAGTGGTGGTGCCCCTGCAGCTGCAGGGTTAACTATTTGAATATGAGATGATGAATTATCTGATGCATCAACAACTCCCATATTAAATTGCCCAGGATTTATTGTTGGATCTCCAGGATCATTTAACTTTTGATTCGGATACATAGAATCAATAATTCCAACATCAACACTTGC